ATGGTGTTAAGATAGAGAGGTTCGATGACGGACGTATAGAGGTCAAGAATACTATGACTCGTGGAGAGATGTTCGATGACGTCGATGAAAATATTTTAACAATATTTAACGATGAAGGATGGATACCTGGATGTATGAATGTAAATATTCAAGTATACCAAGGTAAACTACAGAGAATCAATGAGTTGATAAGGATAACTATATCCAATAACAACGATAAATTCTTAGAGACATTGAAGAATAGAAGAAAAATAATTCAAAAAAAAATCAACATTTGTCGTAACAGATTAACAAAAATTTATTAATATTGTAAACCCTAATTTAATTTAATATGCACTGGAGAAATTTAATGAAAGACAACAAGTACCTGGGCTCATGGGACTTGGAGAGAGACGGAAAATATGAGCCACGCACCGTAACAATTCAAAAGATCTATCAAGACGTATTCGTGGGAGAGATGGGAAAGGAGGACAAGGTGTTCATGCTCCTTGAGGAGTTTGACAAGCCTATGGTCTGCAACAGAACCAACTTCAAGAGACTTGAGAAGTTTTTCAACACATTCGACTACAACCAATACATTGGTAAGCAGATAGTACTGAATGTCGAGAAGGTCAAGTCACCACAGGGACTTGTCGAGGCACTAAGGTTCTCTACGAGACCCCTGCCAAAGAAGACCAAGCAGAAACTTACTGATGAGATGCTGGACAAGGCCAAGCAGGCACTTGAGTCTGGGAGAACCACCATCAGCAAGATATCCGCAATGTACGAAATGAATGATAATCAACTAAAAGAATTGAAGGATGCTGAAGTTAAGAGCAAGTAAGTGTTCCGCCCTATTCACTGGGCGTGACGGACTTACAGAGAAGCAGGAGGAGACACTCGATCTCCTCCGAATGAAGATATCACTGACAGACAGACAGGCACAGCAACGTGACGAGCTTATCGCAAAGCGTGACGCTCCGATCGAGCTGCCTGAGGGTGCTAAGACACTCATAGAGGAGGCTATAGATGAGTCGATGTATCAGTACAAGTCATTCCTGGAGCTCAGAGAGATGACCAAGGGTACTGACATGGAGGACGAGTCTATCGAGCTGTACAACAGAATATTCTTTACCAACTACAACAAGTTGATGGAGTTTGATGAGCACCATAGTCTTACCTATGGATGCATGTCAGGTCACCCAGACATTGTTGATTGTGAAAGACGTAAGGTTATCGACATCAAGTCGAGCTGGTCAAAGAAGACCTTCCCAAAGAGGCCACCAAAGAAGGCGGTCTATGAGTGGCAGGTAAAGATGTACCTATACATGCTGACCAAGAAGACTGGAGAGGAATGGAGAGATGGAGAGGTAGCCTACATGCTTGTAAACACTCCTGAGGAATTGATCCCAGAGACAGAGGACGACAGCCTACACTATATGGACAATCTGGCTGACAGTCTTAGGGCTACTATCGTAAAGATAGAGCTGACTGACGATGATATCAAGAAGATAGACAGGCGTCTAGATGCTGCCGAAAGGTATGCAGATGAATATGTAAATTTTTTAAAATCCAAAAACAAATAAAATGAGTAATCAATTTAAAATGACAGGTGTCGTTGAGGTTATCTTCGACACAGAGCACGTAAGTGACAAGTTTCAAAAAAGAACATTCGTTCTTAACGACATGCAGGAGAAGTATCCTCAGAAGATTAGTTTTCAGTGTGTTCAGGACAAGGTATCCCTACTTGACAATGTTGGCGAAGGCCAGGAGGTAGAGGTTGCATTTAATGTAAGAGGTCGAGAGTGGAAACCACCACAGGGCGAGCTCAAATACTTCAACACACTTGAGGCATGGAGAATCGATGTAAAAGAGCAAGCTCCAGTACAGCAGTCCAGTGCTGACGAGATGCCATTCTAACATTATGTTTTCATGATTGAAAAGGCAGTTAATGGGTTCTGTTGGTTAGCTGACCATACTCAGTAAAAACTCAATGCACCGATCGTATGGTGAGTCGGTGCTATTTTTTGACCAAAAAAATTTCATCACATGATTACTTACTTTAAGACAATAAACGACACGGACAAGCCGTACCACATTGATATATCTAGAGCATTGGATAGGATCAAGGAAGGTGCGTCCAAGGACATAATAGACCAGGCCAGGAAAGAGGGGGATAAGGATAGCAGGAACAAGATAAAGAAAATGTTGCCTGCTATCTGCTTCTCTGGAACCTTTTCAAAGAGGCTTGACAGTGCTATACTTGAGCACAGTGGTATCATGTGCCTGGACTTCGATGGGTTCAGGGACGAGCAACACCTCTACTCAAAGCGTATGGAGCTGATTGCTGATGAGTTCACATACTCATTATTCACATCACCATCTGGGGATGGTATGAAGGTACTTGTGAGGGTTCCAAAGGATGCTAAGAATCACAAGAAGTATTTCAAGGCACTTGAGAAGTACTATGCGTGCGATGAGTTTGACACATCGTGCAAGAACATATCAAGGGTATGTTACGAGAGCTATGATCCAGATATATTTATCAATGAGCTATCGTCGGTATGGGAGGAGATGGAGAAGGATGTTGAGATAAAGACCAAGAGCAAGGCCATGATAAAGATCTCAGACTCTAACGAGATTATCCGCAGGCTATCTCTATGGTGGAACAAGAGCTATGGAATGATACAGGGACAGAGAAATAATAACCTGTTCATACTCGCATCCGCACTGAATGACTTTGGTGTGTCAAAGGATGAGGCCCTGTCTACCCTACACTCATACGATTCATCTGGAGACATGTCTTCAGAGATACCTGTCATTGTAAACAGTGCATACAAGAATGTATCTGCACACGGATCTAAGTTCTATGAGGACATAGACAAGACGGCAGACATAGTGAGCAATATAAAGAACGGAGTGCCCATAGATGTGATAAAGAAGACCAATGAGGACGTCGATGTCGATGAGGTCGCTAGGTCTGTAGACATGACTGAATTTTGGACCAAGAGCAGCAAGGGAAAGATAGACCTTGTCCCTCACCTGTTCAGGATATTCCTACAGGACAATGGCTTCTACAAGTACTACCCAGTGGGCAGTAATAACTTTGTATTCGTTAGGGTTATAGACAACACCATATCTGACGTCAATGAGGACATGATAAAGGACTTTGTCCTTGACTATCTTTTAGGTATAGACGATATGTCTGTCTACAACTTCTTTGCACTTAACACCAAGTTCTTCCAGGAGACATTCCTAAACTACGTCTCAAGGATAGAGCCAAACTTTATGGTAGACAACAGCGATGAGGCCTACCTTTACTATAGGAATTGTGCTGTAAAGGTCACAAGAGAGGATGTCGAGATTATTTCATACAAGAACCTAAATGGTCATGTATGGGAGAAGCAAAAGATCGACAGAGACTTTGTCAAGTCAGACTTCCAGCAGTCTGAGTTTAGACTATTTATAAAGAACATCTCTGGTAACAGGGACGACAGCACAAGATCAATGGAGTCCACACTTGGATATCTGTTACACTCACACAAACCTGCCAGCTACTGCCCTGCAGTCATCCTGAATGACGAAATAATATCTGACAATCCTGAGGGCGGTACTGGTAAGGGTATCTTTGTAAAGTCAATAAGCCACATCAAGAAGATGGTTATAATAGACGGAAAGGGTTTCTCTTTCCAGAAGTCTTTCCCGTACCAGAGGGTTCAGGTGGACACTCAGACACTTGTGTTTGACGATGTCGCAAAGAACTTTGACTTTGAGAGACTGTTCTCTGTAATCACGGAGGGTATAACACTTGAGAAGAAGAACAAGGACGAGATACATATCCCGTTTGAGTACTCACCAAAGATTGTCATAACTACAAACTATGCGATCAAGGGTGCTGGTAACAGCTTCGAGAGACGTAAGTGGGACCTTGAGTTCAAGCAGTACTACACCAAGAGCTTCACGCCTGAGAGCGACTTCGGTCACATGCTATTCAGCGAGTGGAGTGAGGCCGAGTGGTCTAGGTTTGACAACTACATGATTGACAACCTTCAGCTATATCTAAAGAACGGACTGATGGTCTGTGAGTTTAGGAACCTAAAGGTTCGTAAGTTTATAGCAGAGACATGCTCAGACTTCTGGGAATGGTCAGACAGTGACGACAACCCGTACACAGAGATGGAGAGATGCTTTCTCGGTATGGAGATGTTCAACAACTTCATAGAGCAGTATCCAGACTACGGGCCTTATGGTAAGTTCAAATTGTCACATAGCAGGTTCTACAGATGGCTTGACAGCTATGGTGAGTTCAAGTACGAGGAGAAACCTATAGTCACAAGAAAGGCTCAAGGAAAGTTCGTAGAGTTCATCAAGAAGAAGGAAGAGCAGGTTAAATTAAACTTTTAAGGTATGAAACTAAGAGACTATCAGATCGACATCTCTAAGAGGGGTGCCGACATATTAAACAGGTTAAACATACTATGCCTTGCGATGGAGGTACGCCTTGGCAAGACCTACACCTCTCTTGAGGTATGCAGTCTTGTCGGGGCTACCAAGGTTTTATTCTTGACAAAGAAGAAGGCTATATCTTCCATACAGTCTGACTATGACACCATGTCCCCTGACTTTGACATAACTATAATAAACTACGAGTCTATACACAAGCTTGAGGATATAATGTTTGATGTTGTAATCTGCGATGAGTCGCACACGATGTCTGCATTTCCTAAGCCAAGTATACGCACACGACAGATCAGGAAGATGCTATCTATAAATGGTGCCAAGCTAATACTTATGACTGGTACTATAACCCCTGAGAGCTATAGCCAGATATATCATCAGTTCTATGTTCACCCAGACAATCCGTTTAAGTTTTACAAGAACTTCTACGCATGGTCAAAGGACTATGTCAATGTATTTCAGAGGAAGATAAACAGCTTCATGGTCAACGACTACTCAAGAGGTATAGAGTCAAAGATAATGTCCTCAGTGTCACCGTACATGATATCGTACACACAAAAAGAGGCAGGGTTCTCTACAGACATAGATGAAGAGGTGCTTCATGTCAAGATGCTTGACAGGACCTACTCTATATGCGACAAACTGTCTAAGGATCTTGTAGTCGAGGGAGATAGTGAGGTAATACTTGGAGACACTCCAGCCAAGTTGATGCAGAAGTTACACCAGCTTTACAGTGGCACAGTTAAGTTTGAGTCTGGTAATAGCATGACCCTGGACAAGAGTAAGGCTATATTTATTCGTGACAGGTTCAAGGGTGTGAAGATCGGTATATTCTACAAGTTCAAGGAGGAGCTGAAGTGCTTGCAGTCTGTATTTGGTGACAGCCTGACGACAGATCTTGATGAATTTAATTCGACAGATCAGTCGATCGCTCTGCAGATCGTTTCTGGACGTGAGGGCATATCTCTGAGGAATGCCAAGTACCTTGTCTTTTACAACATAGACTTCTCTGCCGTAAGCTACTGGCAGGCTAGGGATCGCATGACGACTATGGACAGGACATTTAATAAGGTGTTCTGGATATTCAGTGAGGGAGGTATAGAGGGCAAGATATACAATGCCGTAAAGAAGAAAAAAAGTTACACTATAAATATATTTAAAAAAGATTATGGACGAGAGAAAGAAAGAGATCAAGAAAAAGGTTCAGATGATGATGGGTGAGATGGCTGAGATAAACATAAAGATAAAGGAGCTTGAGTACAGGAAGAATATACTTAGGAAGATGATAGATAAATTTGACTTAGAGTTGATCGATCAGCAGAAGATAGACTTTGATGATTGTGAAAGAGATGTTTAAACTTTTTGTTTTTTGTTTGTAGTTTTTCTATATTTGGTTTGAAGTTATGACCGAGCAGAAGATACAGGCGAAACTTATAAAGAAACTTGAGGAGGATGGCTACTACGTTATAAAGCTATCTGTAACCAACAAGCCAGGTATACCTGACCTTGTTGCGATACCAAAAGACTCAGACACAGAGTTTTACGAGGTAAAAAGGCCTGGTAAAAAGCCAAGACCTCTTCAGGTGTATAGGATAAAAGAATTGAATAAGCATGGGATTAAGGTACACGTATATGACGGAACGTCTGAATAAATTGAGACAGGTTAAGGATGTTGTGTATAGCGTCCCAGTGGTTGCCTCATACGAGAGTAATTTTAACATAAATTATGAAAATAATGAGGACCTTTATGAAAAATTAACAAATTTAGTAGAGAGCACTCCCAATGATCAAGATCTGGGAGCTATAATTAGAAATTTAATTAAAAACAATAAAAATGATTGACACCGTATTAGAATTTATAGAGAGAGATAAGTTGGCCAGTAAGTCAAGACTTAGAGAGCTTAATCACAAGAGGGTTTACCTTTACGCATTCCTTAGAAGCAATGGATACAAGCTTCAGGAGATAGGTAAGATGTTCAATAGAGACCACTCTACAATCATACACGGAATAAAAAACTACAAGCTATTTAAGGAGAGTAAGGATCCTCTGTTCGCTGTAGATATATTTGAGTACAGGAAGGCCCTTGACAATAGATATAATCACCGTATAAATCTAAAGAGAGATATCTTTGAGGATCTGAAGTCATGCAATCATTTTAGAGATATCGAAGTTATAAAGAGAAGGATAGAGAATGGAATGTACTAGAGGTGTTTACTGTGTAGATATAGAGATAAATGCAAAGGCTAGGTCTCGTAATCTTAGGGACCTTAGTATAAGTAAGATCTTCACTAAGGTACCACTGGCACTGGATGACGAACTGAATCCAGTGAACAAGGACTTCTTAAAAAGGTTCCTAGATCAAAAAGTTATTAACATGTACAATGTTAATTACTCTATCACTAATAAAAAGTATTTATCAGGACTATGTTACGACATTTAAAATAGATATATTTAGGGCCATGAATCATATCAACTACGTAAACTCTGTAATGAATGAGATCAATGAGATGACTGACAACATATACGAGTCTCTCGTGGATGAGGATTCAGGCCAACTAAAGTATAATATTCACAGGCTGATAAAGATACTCAAAGATATAGACAAGTCACATGGAGAAGACAAGGATTTGTAATACCTGCGGAATAGAGAAAGACATATCTAACTATCATTCGGCAGGACAGAAGAACGGTATCAAGTACCGTAGGAGAAAGTGTAGTAAATGCTACATGGCGGTTAAGACAAAGTACAGAAAGAAAAATACAGACTGGCTAAAGGAGTACAAGAGTAAGTTAAGTTGTGAGTCATGTGGATACTCAAAGGCCACTCATAAAAATTTTACAGAGAAGGCACTAGAGTTTCATCACCATAATGGAGATAAATCGTTTAACGTCAGTGAGGGTGTTTTTTTTACTGGTAGAGAGATACTTATGAATGAGATATCAAAGTGCGTCGTCCTATGCTCCAGGTGTCATACCGAGGAGCACTACAACAAGACTACCTGACCTTACCGAATTTCGATTCAAACTTATCTATCTGCTCCTTAGACTTGTTGAGGTAATTTTTTTCGTAGTAGTAGTATCCCTTTTTAAGTATTGTGTTGCTTGCTTTAGCTAAATTAAAGTTTTCACTTAACTCTTTTAACTCCTCCTTATCAAGACTATTACCATATCTTGAGAAAAGTCTTGAGGCCATCATCTTTGGATCTCTCTCGTATATTATGTCTGCCATGTCTTTGAATGTCTCATTACCCTTCAGATCAAGTCTCACTGCATATGAACCATAATATCTTCTCTCTTTCTCATCTTCTATCTTATACTTTTTTAGTATATCTTCCAATTTTTCTAACTCTTTCTTGGATTCAGAATCAGTACCATTTCTAAGCTTTTCTGTATTTATATCTCTCTTTATAGTCTTCTTTATTTTAACCTTTGTAAGGTACGCATCTGTATCGATATTTTTTTCTAGATCCTCTAATCTATCCTGCTCCTTGTACTTTAATATATTAGGATTTGTATATCTAACTAGCTTCTTTCCAACTACCTCTAAGAATTTGTCTAGACCATTCTCATATGTCTCTGCATTCTCTTTGAACTCATCTGACTTTGTATCAAACATGCCATTTGTAATCATGTAAAATATAGCTATACTTGGGTTGGTATTTTCGTTTGTTATCATTTTTTCAACAGCTGCCTGTGTTCTTGCAGGAGACATGTTAAAGTATGGTGCTATAACCTTGTATATATCTGCAACATCATCACTATACAATCCCTCTGCATACGGCTTAACCTTTCTATCTCTAGGCTCATAGAATACCTTTTCTCCAGTGAATGTGTCTTTGTTGTATGTATATGTTAACCATGCCGCACCTAATGGGTTCCTAGATATAAAACCATCCGATGGATCTAGAGGAGCCGATAGCTCCATAGATTTCTTTACAGCTTTACTGTCGTACTCGTAGTTTATACCTTTTGACTTTAATAGATGCTTTGTAGTATACTGCTCGGTTGCTGTACCTAGTATAGATATAAGTGGCAACTTCTTAATCCTAATGTATTGATAGTTTCCATCCTTGTCCTTCTTTCCTGTAAATATAATATGATAGTTGGCCTTCTCATATTCAGATATTGAATCAAGTGCATCCTTTATTCTTTTCTTTTCATCCTCATCATCATCATCTAAGTTTCTTAGTAGTGATGCAAGTGATGTTGCTGTCAGACCTGCCGTCATCAATGTATATTGAATTACATTTGATGTGAATGCGACAGGATTCTTTCTAGCGAAGTCTAAAGGCCTACGAAGTCCTTGCATGGCTGCATTGAAGTATGGAAGGGCTTGATCCATCTGCTTGACCCATGTACCACCCTGGGTAAAGTCAATGGTCTCCCTTGACTGTGCCGCTGCCTCAAACATGATGTCTTCCATCTCCTGCTGATTTGGAGACCTTCCGTTCTCTTTTTCAAACTTCTTTATCTCTGAATTTTTTACCTTTTCATATACAGCTATCCTGAATGACATCTCACCAGTCTCTCCGATGTATGACATAAATTTAGCGTATGATGATAGTGCCTTTTGCCCTGCATTCAGTATCTTATTTTTTAACCTCATCTCCTGAACCATCCTTAGACCATCTGTAGATAGGAAGTCCATAGCTCCACCATGCTCCATAAACTCCATCTTTATCTTATTATAACTCTTTGAGTTGAATGCCTTTCTCATGAAGTTTTTAACGAAGTCATATGCAAGCTGTATACCAGCCAAAGGTTTTATATTTGAATAGACATCTGAGAATAGGGCTATGTTTGCAAAGTCAACGGCAGTGTTTCCTATTATAAACAATGGGTTACCACCCGTAGCAAAAAACCTAAGTATGTTTGCACCTGTATACTTACCTACAGATCCTAGAAACTTATTTTGATCTTTTATATCTCTCAACTGTCTTGCGTAATCCTCTCTCATAACAAGAGACTTCTCTTTACCATCCTTGAAGTACACTACCCTTGTAAATCCAGGAGGTATCTTTTCAATAGATCCATCCTTTATAAAGTCAGATATTTCTTCCTTAGTCTCTTTAGACATAGACTCATATCCCTGAGCGAACTCATTTAACATTCTGTTTTCAAATGATCTTCTTACAACTATGTTTGTGTTCATCATTAGCAGAAATCTAGCATCGAATAGTATCTCGTTCTCATTCATGTCAGATAACTTCATTATATCTTTCTTGTTGACGCCAAGTGTAGATACAGCCTTATTTATCTCTTCATCAGTCACCGTGTCCTGAGGTAGTATATACTTCAAAGTCTTTATGGGTGAGTACTCTATATCTTTTAGATTCTCATATGTCTCTTCAGTTATACGTCCAGAGTCTTTCAACATCTCTAAGTTTTTCTTGAATGCCTCAAAATATGCATCTGCTCTTTTTGAAAGCTCACTAAACTCCTTGAATCCTATCTCTTTAGCTATCTTGTCTAGGTTTAATATAGCGTCCTGCTCTGTCAATCCACCCATACCTATGTATGGATCCATACCCCTCTCTCTCCTGTTCTCATTGATAGCTACAATACGTCTTGCATATATTATAAGTTCAAGACTTTCTATTTGTTTAGACTTCAATCCTCCAAATATTTTTTTATCCTGCTGCTTAAACATTTCGTTGGCATATCCAGAGGCACCAGCCTTTGTGACTATTGCATTAATTATCTTTGAAACTCTTTTAGGATCTGGCACAAAATCTTTCACAATCCTCTTTATATCGTTCTGCCTGTCAAAGAGGGCCCTTCTCAACCTTCTTAGTATTGGCCCCTTTCCTTTGTTTGTCTCCTTAATCTTCTTGTCGGACTTTTTCTTAAGATCTCTGATATCAATCTCTGGTTCTATAGATTCATCGCCCTTCTGCTTACGTTTTGTTGTAATGCCATATATATCATCATCTGGAAAGAATATAATCTGATCCTCTCTTGCTACATCTTCAGTCTGTTCTAGAAGGGTCTTCTTTTTCATCTCTTCTGAAAAACGTCTTCTATCTTGTACATTCCTAGCCTCAACTTCTCCAGCTAATCGTTCATACTTTAACTCCTCTTCTCTTAATTTTTCTAAAGCTTTTTTAATAAGTCTTTTTCCTTTTTCTGTGTAAGCAATTCCATCTGGTGTACGATTTTTTGACTTAAGTTCATTTACTTTTATTCTAAGTTTTTGTATTTTTTGTTCATTATCAAACATTTCTCTATTACCACCAAAGGCAAGGTTTTCCCTGTGCTGTATAACATGCTGTATCTCGTGTGAAAGAAGTTCTTCTATTGATGGTAGCAGAGATATATACAAACCTTTATCCTTAGGAGATCTAGGGAGTGCAGAAGTACTGATAAGTATTTCTTGTTGATTAGGAAGATATGATGCACCCTGTATATCATCCCTGAATACTACTTCTATGTCTCCAATTTTTTTAAACTTTTGTTCTTTAAAATCGTATGCCTTTAAGAGTTCGTCAGCCTGTACAAGGTCTCTAATTTTTATTGTAGGGTACTTGGATTTTGGGCTTATTTTTTTTACAGAATCTTGATCTAAATCAATCTTTAAATTAAGATCAGGGATCTCATACCTCCACTTTCCATCGACTCCTTGCTCCCAACCTGTCATTTGTTTTATAAAAGCCTTATCAGTTCCAAACACCTCTTCTATGGTTTCATCTGAAAGTTTTAGCTTTTCTTTAAATTCTTTTCTTTGTTTTGGGTTTAAGGCTTTTTTAGCTATACTTAATCCAGTCCTTACATTTAAACTCATCCTAGCATTTTCACCTATAATCTGCTTACGCTTGGATGGGGTTGTGACCTGATCATCTACAGATACTTCTTCATCTAAGGCTGCTTGATCTAAAGCTGCTGAGTTTTTATCTAGTGATTCAATATTCTCATCAGCTAAATATTCATACCATACAGGTGTACTTATACCCCCTGCTAACTTGTCTATTTTTGATTGAGCTTGTTTTAACGATATACTACCAGACTCATATTGATTCCAAATATTATCTATTTTTTGCTCATTATTTTTATTAGCTTTAAATGCGGCCTTAAACAATCCTCTACCTGCTTCCCATGTTATACTTTGAACTTCTCTAGGAAGAATACCCAGCTGATTAGCTAGTTCTCTATAAGCATCTGCATAGACGGGATATGTTCCAGTCATACCAGTAGATACAGATGATGCACCTCCAAAATTATAAGTTACTTGTTTTGATTTACCTGATAAAGGTTTTAATAATGCAGCTGCAACAGCATGAGTATCAATCGTAACTGCATTTTTATCATTAGGATTTGATATGTTATTAAAGAAATTTCTTACTTTATGTTGATTACCTAAATTTGTGGAAATGTTTTTTACTGATCCATCATTTAGTATAGATATAGATTTTTCAATAGTAGAAAAATCTCCCCATCCCACCTTACCAGGGTTACCACTTTTAGTTCTAACAAGTCCATTTATTTCTCCGTTAGGAGTTATATTGTTATAGTTCCTAGAATTATAAACTTCATCATAAACTCTTATAAAATATGATTGATCTTTAGAACTTAATTGAGATAACTTTTTATTTTTTACTCTTGATATTATTTCTTCTTTATTTTTAAAAAGAGGTTTTTTATTTTTACCAGTACCAGTTGTTTTTGTTTCAACGAATTCTATCATTTTATTATCAAACAATGAGTCTTGATTATTTTTATATATATCAATAACTCTTTCTCCTAAAGATAAATTTCTAAACCAGTCCATCTGAGGACTTAGTACAGCCATTACACCAGAAACTTGTTCTGTTGTGTATCCATATTCATTTGCTAAATCATTGGATATTTTATTAGCTCCGTCATACCATAGCTTAGAAATATCTCTAACATCTTTATCTACTGAGTCATGAAGCCATTTTAAATTTGACTTTACAACTTCCTTAAACTCAGATATAACTTTCTTAGCATCTTCAAAATTATTTACATCTTTAGTTTTAGATATTCCGTATGAAGCTGCTTCTTTAGCAATCTTAATATATTGATCCTTAGCTCTGTTATCTGTATTAGCTATTTTTTCAAGTGAAGATATACCTACTACATATTCTTTACTAGAATGAACATCATCTTTATTTGGTAATGATGTACTAACAATTTTTCCAGATACAACCTGATCTTTAACTTCATCTATTATCTTTTGTTTTCTCTTTTTAAGATTTGTCTGTGATTTTTTTGATGGCGTTTTTAAATTTCCTTTTGAGTCAGTTGGTGCAGGAGTAACCTTAATATCTACATCAGTATCTCTATCAAATCCTATTGATTTTAAATCTAATTCTTTAACCCTTGGAAGGTCTGCAACACCTGCAGCATTATTTATATCTATAACTTCTTGATCTGTAAGTACTTTAGTAACTTTTATTGAGCCACCAATAAGCCACTCACCAGTCATATTAGGATTTGTTTTATATCTGTAGTAACCGTCTTCTGGTAATCGATCAGTTATGTGTGCTGTCCTTGGTATTATTCTTCCGTCTTTTGTTTTTTTAGCTCTTGAGTTTGCTTCTTTTTGCCAGTCTACATCTGCAGCTACCTCAACTTCAGCCCATACATGATTAGCACTTCTTGCAGTTGGTTTTTTTAAACTTTTATCTACCTCTCCTTTTTCAAAATTATATTTATCACCTATATGTGTAGCTATAGGTAAATCACCCATATGCCATCCAGGTCTGTAAGCTAAATTTCCTATTTTAGATTTAACTTTACCATCTTTTGTTAGTTCTCCAACTTCAGCATCAAGCCAAGTATTCATTAATACCTCATCATTTGCATTTACAAATAATGGAAATAATTTACCAGGTTTAGATTTGTTAACCCTAAACATTTTGTAAGCTTTTACTGTTTTTTTAGGATCTGGTTTTGTTCTTTTTTGTTTTCTTTCAGGAGCTGCTCCCCATAATTTTTTTTCATCTTCAGATACATATTCTGAATTTGAAGTTCTATCTAGTACTGAAATATCTACACCAGATATTACCTCACCGACAGCAACCTTTCCAGCTATAGCGTTAAGAACATCAACCACCTCATTGTCTGTGAATGGCTTTAGACCAAACATCTTGGCCAGTCGATCTAAAAATCTTTTGATCAGGCTCTTGTTAGTCTTACCTAACTGACTGTAATTCTCTGCGAGAATACCTACAAGTTCAGCCAGCTTCTCCTCGCTCTGTATGTTCTCGTCATAGTTTTCTGCAAACTTATCAAGTGCCTCCTTGACTGTAGGTATACCTTCAAGATTCTTTGACAGTGACTTTATCATTCTCTCTGTAAGATCTCTAGCCTGCTTATCTGTCTTAACCTTCTCAAGAAGTATCGCATGGAACACCTCGTGAGCCACAGTCCTGTTGTTTGCCTTTGATAGGTTTATATGTATCTTCTTGGTCCTTGGGTTGTACTCACCACGAGATGTTTGTTTCTTGGTGTCCGTCTCTCCAGTCGCCTTTCTGTAGGACGCTTCATCCTTATGAACAACAATCTCAACGTCAGGTATTATTTTAGATATAGCCTTCCTAGCATTCTCTACCTGTCTGAGTATCTTTCCTGCCTTTGTTTTCGCACGCTCTTTTTTAGATCTTTTAACTGTCTTTAATTTAGTCTCTTTCTTTGGCTTAGGCATAGCCTCTACAGAGCTCTCAAAGTCGTAACCAACACTGAATGTCTTTAAGCCATCCTTTGTATTTATAACAGACACAAGGTCAGACTCAGGCGTGTAGTTGTCCATCTTGAAGTTATCCTTCGACTTAACCCTTGGGTTCATGGTTCCGTCCTGGAAGATCATACCGTCAGAGTGAGCGACAGACTCTTGGTTGAACTCCTTAGCAAAGGCTATAGCGTCCTTCTTGGTAAGCCCTGGTACAAAGAAAGAGTTCTCTGCCTGTCCATACTTTCCAGTTACACGTCTAGGCTTGTATCCCTTCTTCTTTAACCACTCCTCTGCCTTTTTATTTAGCTGTTGATTCTCCTCCTCTGTCAGTGGCTTGCCTAGTGGATTCTCTCCAGTAAGCATACCAAACTCTCCCTCAAGCTCCTTCTGGAATGCCTCTACATCCTCCTCTTGATTCTGCTTTGCTGCATTGTCAACATACTCAGGCTTTGTTCTCTCCTCTTTTCTTTGCTGCTCCTCCTGTGCATTTGGATACTTTATATCAACGCCAGCTATATTGTCCCTAACCTTCTCAGACCTCCTCTGCTCTGGCTTTGCCTTCATTATGGCATTGTACTCATCCTTAAGCTCTTGAGATAGATTGGACTCATTGATCATCTTAGTGATCTGATCCTGGCTGTAGTTCTTCTCTCTAGTCTTGGTGTCAAACAGGAAGTATGTCTCGTCGTACTCCTTGTTGTTACCCTTCTCATTCTTTATCTTTTGGTATACCTCCTCAAGCTGATCCTCCTTGTTTGCAGGTATCACAGACTCAAATCCTTTCTCCTTGTTGCTTACGTATGTCTCCTTAAAGCTCTTAGTTATCTTGTTGCCCTCCTTTGTTTGAACGTCAGAAACCTGAAGCTCTTTAACACTCTGAGCCCTAGTCCTTCCATCCCACTCTGAAACGACCACATCATATCCATTCTCAGCAGCCACCTGTGCCACATAAGCTACCTGTGAATTTGCATCGAATGCCATACCAGGGTTTTCTCTCTCATGCCTTGCACGAGCCTCCTCTATATACCCCTCAGGATCACTGTTGAAGTCATATACCTTTGACTTGGGTACCTTTATAGCGTACCTAGCATCACCAGTAACCATAGACTCACCGTCAGTCTGTTGAGTGTATAGCATAGCCATACCTCCAACCTTAGACAGTGCAGCAGCCTCCTCTCTTGAGGTGGCCTTTGTCTTACCTGAGGCAGGCTTAATGGTCTCAAATCCCTTATCACCTACATGGAAGAATACAAAGTTACCGTCCTCATCCTCAGTAAGGTTGGCATAGTTTGAAGATGTCTCTGGCTTTATCTCTCTCTGCTCCTCTTCAATCTTAGCGGTGGCTATCTTAAACTCATCCTCTGCCGCCTCTTCTTCCTTTCTTTTCTTTATCTTTTCCTTTCTCTTAGCCTCCTCTATTACTGCCTGACCTTGCTCTCTAAGGGCCTTCTTCTCTTCGTTTAACTCTTCCTTTCTTTTATTTATCTCTTGCTCTGTCTCTGGTATTAGATCAGCATTATTTTTCTCTCTTACCTTATTCTCCTCTTGTATGCTTTTTAAGGCTTCCTCTTCTGTTGTTTGTTCTTGTCTTTCTTCAACCACTTCTTGCAGTCCCACTTCGGGTCCTTCATCTGGAAGCACTTTCTCATCTGTTTCTTGCTCTTGAATGGCATTTTTATATCCTCCTTTACTTATTAATTCTAACTGCTTATCTATATCTTGCAGTCTATCTTTCTGTTCCTTTATCAAGCTCTCCTGCTTACCCTCTATCTCTTCCTGTATCTTCATCTTCTCCAAAAGAAGATCAAAGGCCTGGCGTGTTTGATTCGTGTTTAGATTTGTAGGTATCTCGTTAGATATTGAGTGTGATCTGTCCAAGGCATCTAGCTCTGCATCTGCCTGTGCCTTATCTATCTCTCCCTTCTGCATCCTATAAAGGACCATGCTCTTTGCATTCTTTAACATCTGCTCGTCAGATATTACGTCGTAATATCCTTTAAACTCTTTGTTATTTCTTGCATTTATTGCACCCGTCCTTACCCCGTTAATAGCCATACCACCAGCAGAAAAAACATGACCCCCTATGGCTCCGTATCCAAAGTTTGCAAAAGCCTCAGAAAGCATCTCCTTCATACCTTCGTATGTAGTAAGTGCTGGGGTGTCGAAGTATTCTAGATTCATTATATCGTTTGTAATCTCTTTTATACCAACCTCAGCAAATGACTGTATAGCTTCTACCGATCCTTCACTGAATCCACCAGCAGTAAACCTAATACCTGCATCTATTATTTTGGCCTTTAAGCTGTTCTTTATAGCGGTCTCTACAACCTCTCTTGATGCGTCTTTAGGAACATTCTTGAGTGCGTCCTTGATAATGAACCTTGAAATCTTTCCAAATGTATTGTTTGAAAATGCACCCAACGATGTCTCGAATCCTAACTTCTCTAACTGACCTATAACAAGACCGTATGGTACGGATATTAGTTTCTTCTCCCACTCTGTAAGTCCATCAAACTCTCTGCTCAACATCTGATCCTCTATACCGTTTGCTGCGTACATGAAGAATGCTGACCTACCAGCTGCACCTCCAGATATACCTACAGCTGCACTTTCAATTAAGAAGTTCATTGTCATTGGTATTATACCTGCATTCTCGTTAAGCCACTCCTTTTGTACTCCAGATGCGTTCTTTCTTAGGTTTTCAAAGTTTCTATTGTTCTGTCTCTTTATCTCTTTTAGATACAGATCTTTAGCCTCAGATGTAGTCCTTTTGTTTCCGTCAGAATCGAACATGTATTTATTAAAAGATATACCAAGCATATCATCAGATGCAAGTGAGACCATTATATCTGACTGTAGGTTTGATAGGTATTTTACTCCCTGAGAAAGTCCTGATACAGCTGCACTTATTGCAACATCTATCTCGCTTGCCTCCATCAATGATTTTCTTTGGTAGTCAATATTTATAGCGTTGTCTTTGATTGCCTTAAATCTATTTAGAAGGTCATCACTTATCCATGAATTTGCAAGTAAATTATCTGTGACGGTAGATGCGGCATCTATGTTTATAGAAGACTCTCCTCCGCCCATTGAAAATCGATCTATATTCTGCATCATGTACATGTATGAAAACATTTTACCCTTTTCATCGTAGCCTACAGGTTTGTCTGTCAATCTAAATACAGTTGGATTACCATAGTCTTCATTCGGAAGTCTTCTTTCTCCTATAAACCTTTTATCCGAAGCGGTGGGGTTAGCCTTTGCCATCCAAGATATGAACTTGTTATAGTTTTTATCGTCGTCTATAAATATAGCACCACTGCTGTTCATCTCAAAGTCTTGACCAAACTCATCCTTTACAACCGTGTATATCTCTACAGCATCATATCCAGATGCAGCCTCCCTAAATCTAAAAGGCGTCCCTTTAAATAGCTGGTTTAGATCATTTACAGTCCTTGTCTCATCGTTTACATGTATCCTGTTGAGTATCTCCTGGTTATTGCTCTTGTAACCAGACCTTACATTTTCATCGTAATAGTCAGTTGGTTTGTTACCTCCCGTTATGTAGTAAAATAAATCTAACTCTTCACGGCCCACGTTTTTGACCATCCTTTCTTTAGATATCTCGTACATCCTTTCAATCTTTTCAGGGCTGTACATGTTGTTTACTATGTCCATCGGCCTGTCCGCAAACTCAAGTATTATCTCTCTCTTGTTTATAAATTCAGCCTTGCTTGTGCCATGCTTTTTATAAAAAAGTTCTGGAAGATCAAACAATCCTTTAGGGTTAACGATCTGCTCTGTCATTCCCCATATAGCGTCATCGATCTCTTTAAACTTTTCACTGTTAGATTTAGCGTACTGTCCATACATATATATGTCCTGAAGGTCCTCTATAGCCAATGCATCCTTCCCACTAAGCACTATCTGTTTGTTTATGGACTCAAGAAGTTCTGTCTTTTGAGACTGAGATTCTTTAAAATCCTTTAACTGATTTTCATCTAGCAATACCGCCTCTGAAAACTCTCTGGGATCCACACCTAACTTTTCAGCAAATGGAGTTACATTCTGTACATACCTATCAATTCCTGCCTGAATATCTTCACCAGAAATAATGTCTTGTATTGTAAGGCCACCACTCTTAAGGTTGTCTTTCTCTCTCTCATATATCTCTCTAGCCTTTTCATTTGGAAGCTCTTTAAATCCACCCAATGACCACTCTATCAATTCGTCATCAGTTAAATATGACGTTATTGTCCTTGCACTCTGTTTAGATTTTTCTTTTTTTATCTTGGCATCTATTACCTCTTTCTGTGTTGGGTTTTCTTCCTTTAGCTTTTCAAGTTGCTCTATAGATAGACTGCCTTGCATAGCATCCTTGACATTCATGTTCTCAATGCCAGATGCCATGTCTGGAAATATTTTCTTAATGTTACTTATATTTCCAAGTCTTTTTAAATCATCTATAGTCTTATCTTCGCTTGATATTACGTCAAATATATTGTTTGCGTAGGCTACCTTCCTACCGTAATCTTCAGCATTCTTAGCACCGATACCAGAAGCGTCCCATAGGTATGAGAATGTATTGGTGGCATACTCATTTATACGTCTATCAGATATAAGTTTGTCAACGCCTTCACCTTTATATAAGGTTCTGTTTTCTATATCTGCTGTATATGCAGAGTAGTTTGGAAATAAATCTGGGAACCTCTTCGTAAGGTTTATCTTATCATCGAATCTTTCATCCCTCCATTCACCTTGTGGATCCTCTACAGATAGGATATCTCTAACCTTCCTTAACTTTCTTTCATCATTAGGTAGTGAAGATACAGATGGATCCTGTAGTATCTGTTCAACTTTAACCCTAAGTCCACTGTCATCAGCCACCTGCTTTGGCTGTAGCATCTCGTATGTGGCCTTTATGCTTTCAAAGATTGGATTAATATTTTGATCTTGAACTTGAAATGGAGATGGGTCACCAGATATATACATGGTGGTCGTTGTGGTTGTTCTCAACGCCTCAACGCCCTCTGGCATTGTCTGATCCATCAACGGGTCAAAGACCGACTGACTTGGATCTAACCCTTCTATTGGATTATTTTCATCCATACTTAAGAAATATTTT